GTTTTAGTACTCTTTACAAATCATTTTTAGATACTATTAATATCAAAAGTGGTGGAATTGAACCTATTGCAGCTAGGCCTGGCTCATTTATACTTTCTTTTTCAGCTGAGCACATAGATGATTTTAATGAAGTCTTCATTGATTTAGTAAATAAAATGCACCAAAGGCAAGATATTCTTTCCTTTATGAGGGAAAAACAGGTTGATATCAGGGCCTTTAGTACATTATTAAATAATATTTTGCAGGAAAGTAGTAATTTTGAATTAAAAGACAATGCAACTCAAGAGACTGTTTTAGTAATTAGGAAAACAGATGCAGTTTTCTATTTACCGCAACTTACACGAGTAGCGTCTCAATATCTGACAAGCTATCAAGTCCCGCAAGCCAATGACATTAAAAAAATACTGTTATTAGTGAAATTGACTTGGGAGGGTAAAGAGATAACTCCATTATCTATCAGGGCACACCAACGGCATGTTGCGTATTATAAGCAGGCGGCTAGATTGCTTGGGTTGTTTGAGGCTAATGGCACGATGACGGCTGTAGGTCAGCAAGTAGCAGAAGCTAGTGATGATAGAAAGCTGTCTATTCTGGCAAAATCCTTTGAGGCAAGTTATTGTGGATGGGCATGGATATTATGGTCAGGAGCAAAAGATCTCACTGAGGTAAATCCTGAAACTGCAAATGATTTCTTAGAATTTAATTGCCCGTCTCTTAGCCCCAATACTGCCAGAAGGAGATCATCAACCCTGAAAATGTGGTGTGAGGAGTTTAAGAAAAACTATCCCAACTGGTAAAATTTAAGCCGCATATGCGGCTTAAAAAAGTTGATTTAGCTTAGTCTGATAAAGAATAGTTTTTAAAAGAAACAATCTCTTCATTTGCCCATTGGTTAATCTCTTTCATTCGTTCCTGCAGCGGCGTCAGTTCATTGCGCACAAACACCTGTGCCGCTTTCACCGCGTCGCCGAACCCGCCGGAGTTGTCCGGGATAATTCCCATCATCTGCGGCGGTACGCGGTGCGCGCTTAACAAATCATCGCGGCTGGCCTTCTTGATGTTAAAGAAATCGTCTTTCGTCGCGACCTCGCTGAGCGGAAGAATCTTGATGCCGTCCGGCTTACCGTTCGGTGCGTACATAAACAGGTTACGGAAGTTGCCGATCCCTTTCGTGTCGCGCATCGCCTGGCGCATCCGGTCAACATCGCTGCTGCTCTGCGCCGCGTCGGTCATGTACAGGATGTAACCGGCGTGCGCGCCGTTCTGATAATACTTGCGGCGGAACAGCGTAGCCGCCTCATTCAGCCAGGCGGAGTTAAGCGCGCTGAGATATTCCGGCAGGCCGTAAAGCTCCTGATTAATATCCGGCTCCAGCAGGTGAAACACGCTGCCGGCCGAAAATTCGTGCGGCTCTTTCCAGTCATTCACAAACCAGTAAACGCCTTCCTTCACGCCCCTGCGGGTGAATTTGGCCGGAGTGGTTTCAAGGCGCAGCGGCTTACCCAGCCCATTGCGGCGCAGCTCGGCAAAGGCATTGCCGAAGACCAGATAATCAAGCGCAAACTTGCTGAACTCCTGCTGGCTCATCATCGGATGCGGAATAAACGTTGAGGCCAGAATGTTGCGCTTCACGTAAATCGGCGAGCTGTGATGCACGGCCGAGCGCAGGCTCTTAGCCAGCCCGCTAAAGCTGACCGGCGGCTCAAACCAGCGCCCGTTACCGATGCACTCGGCGTAATCCAGAATGTCGCGCTTATCCATGACCGGCGTCGGGTCGCCAAAGGTAAACGCCCCGGCGTGCTGCTGCGGTGCGGTTGCCTGTACAGGCTGCGCGGTGGTGGTGTGAGCCTTGCGGCCTCTGCGTTTGCTCATCAGTAAAATTCCAGAATTGAGGGATTAGCGCCGCCGCTGGCTGCGGTAAGCGGTTCGTTTAGCAGTGCGTGCATGATTGCCCAGGCGACGTCAGCATGGCTGGCTTCTTCGCTGCGGCTCGCTTCATAGGTTGAGCGGTTGCCGCTGGCCGTCATGGTTTTGCGGATAGCCATAAACGACTGCGTGATGTCCGTTGCCCCGGCGTCATACTCAAGCCGCCCGCTGCTGATGGTGTCTTTCGCCTTCAGTACCATTGCCGTTTTCACTTCCGGTGAGTATTTGATCTCACGCGCGGCCGGGTAAAACTGGCGTACCAGCTGGAAAACACCCTGGCCGATGCCGGTGGCATCCACGCCGATATATTCAACGGTGTATTTTTTGGTTAAATCCTCGATAGATTTCGCCTGCGCGGCAAAGTCCATGCCCCGCCACTGGTGGCGCTCCAGCACGCGGAATTTCCCGCCCGCAACGAGCGGCGGCGCGATTACCGCACAGCCTGCGCTGTCGCCGGTGTGCGACGGGTCATAGCCGATCCAGACCGGCCGGTATGCAAACGGGCGCGGCAGGTACGGGTTAAAATCTTCCCACTCTTCCAGGCTGTCGATCATGCAGCTCTGCAGTTCGGCGAACGGGAACACGCTCGCCTCATCATCGACAAAATCACACATCAGCAGGTTCTGATATTCCGCCGGGCTGTATTCAAGCTGCAGCTGCTCAATGTCGAACAGGTTGCAGCCGCCGGTTAGTGCATCCTCAACCGTCACGATCTGCCGCCATTGCCCGTCACCGCACAGCGCGCCTTTCGCCAGGTGTGAATGCGACAGGTCTATCTCGATGCGATCATCTCTGTTGCGCCGCCCCTTGTTAAACAGCTCACCTGACCAGAACGGATATGCGCTGTGTGAAAGAGCCGACGGCGTGGAAAAATAGGTCGTGCGCCATTTCTTGTGCAGCGACATGCCGCTGGCAACTTTGCGCAGCTCCTGGAATTTCGGGATCCAGAAATATTCGTCCAGGTACAGGTTGCCGGTGTAGCTCTGCGCGGTACGCACGTTCGTACCGAGAAATATCAGGCGCGCGCCGTTCGGCAGCACGATGGGATCGCCTTTCAGGTCAACGTCCGCCTGGCGGGCGAAGTCGAGGATATAGTTTTTGAAAACGTGCGCCTGCGCTTTGCTGGCTGAAAGAAATATCTGGTTGCGCCCGGTGGTCAGCGCGTCGATCAGCGCCTCACGGGCAAAGTAGAACGTTGCGCCAATCTGACGGGATTTCAGGATATTGCGGATGCGGTGAGTCAGCCCGGCTTTATGCCAGTTGAGCTGATACTCAAAGCAGTTATCCATAAACACGCCGGTCAGCTTGTCGATCTGTTCGTCGCTGAACTCATTTTTAACAACCGGCTGGCGCTCGCCTTTGTTGCGGTTGCGCACGTTGGGGTTTAAGTCGGCCTCGTTGCCGCTGCTGCGGTAGCGCTCAACGCGGGCAAGGCGCTCAATCTGACGGCCGAGCGCGTCTATCTCTTTATAATCACCATTCCCCTTTACCTCTTTCATGATGAGCTGAATCAGCCTGGCTTCCATGCTGGATTCCACGCGACTGATGGGCGCGACGTTGTCCCACGCGTCGCGCAGCTTCCAGCTCTGCACGGTTGGCGTTTTCTGTCCGAGCGTCTCCGCAATCTGGCGCACGGAATAACCCTGCCAGTAAAGCAGCGCGGCCTGACGGCGCGGATCGCTGATGATGGTTGTCGGTGTCGTTTTCATACCGGCAAGGCTACCGGTGCCGAAAATGGCGCGCCTGCTGTCCCTGTTTGCTGATGCATCAGCGGGCTGGCATTCGTTGAGGGATTGTGTGGCGACGGGGAAACTGGCCCCGAACCGACCCAACACCTGACCGGAGCCTGATTAATGGCAGCAATCAAAGCAAAGCGTTTTCGTATCGCAGTTGAAGGCGCAACCACTGACGGCCGTGTCATTTCCCGTGACTGGATTTCGCAGATGGCGAAAAACTACAGCCCGGAAATGTACGGCGCACGCATCAACATGGAACACATCCGGGGCTATGCCGCTGACAGCACCTTCCGCCGCTTTGGCGACGTGACCGCCGTCGAGGCGGAAGAAATTGGCGACGGCCCGCTTAAGGGCAAGCTGGCGCTGTTCGGCTGGATTGATCCGACGCCTGAGCTGGTTGAGCTGACCAAAGCGCGCCAGAAAATTTACACCTCCATTGAAGTTAACCCTGAGTTCGCCGACACGGGCGAGGCGTATCTGGTCGGCCTGGCCGTGACCGATGACCCGGCAAGCCTCGGCACGGAAATCCTGAGCTTCAGCGCCACGGCCAAAGTTAATCCGCTGGCATCCCGCAAGCAGGATAAAGACAACCTTTTTACCGCCGCTGAAGAAACCGTGATCGAGTTTGAGGAAGTGGCCGAGCCGTCACCGTCCCTGCTGGCGCGCATCTCGGCGATGTTCTCTGCCAAAAAGAAAACCGATGGCGAGCAGTTCGCCGACGTCGGCGCGGCGGTAACGGCCGTTGCTGAGCAGGTGCAGCTGAACGCGGAGAGCCATACGCAGAAGCTGTCGGCGCTGGAGCAATCCGTCGGCGCGCGCCTGGAGGCTATCGAGCAGCAGGCCGGGGAAGACCGCGCCGCTTTCGCTGCGCTGCAGGGCCAGCTTTCGCAGACCGACGGCAGCTTTACCCGCCGCCCGGCGGCAACCGGCAGCGATCCGAAGTCCGGCGCGCAGACCGACTGCTAATCAGGCGTTGCCTGAACGTTAAACCCAACACAGAGATAAACAGGAACGCCAATGCGCAAGAATACCCGCTTTAAGTTTAACCAGTTCATGACCCGCCTCGCCGAGCTGAACGGCGTCGAAACCGACGACATGAACAAGAAATTTACCGTTGAGCCGACGGTCACGCAGACCCTGATGAACCGCGTGCAGGAGTCTTCCGACTTCCTGACCCGCATCAACATCGTGCCGGTGTCCGAAATGAAGGGCGAGAAAATCGGGATCGGCGTGTCCGGCTCGATTGCCAGCGTGACCGATACGGCAGGCGGCGACGAGCGCGAAACCGCTGACTTTGCCGCGCTGGATAAGCAGGGTTATGAGTGTGTGCAGGTCAATTATGACTTTCATATCCGCTATAACACGCTTGACCTGTGGGCGCGCTATGAAGATTTTCAGGCCCGCCTGCGTGATGCCATCGTAAAGCGCCAGGCGCTTGACCGCATCATGATCGGCTTCAACGGCGTGACCCGCGCCAAAACCTCGAACCGCGCCAAGAACCCGATGCTGCAGGACGTGGCCGTAGGCTGGCTGCAGAAGTACCGCAACGATGCTCCGGCGCGCGTGATGAGCAAAATCACCGAGGAAGACGGCACCGTCGTTTCTGAAAAAATCCGCGTCGGCAAAAACGGCGATTATGCCAACCTCGACGCGCTGGTGATGGATGCCACCAACACCCTGATCGAGCCGTGGTATCAGGAAGACCCGGAGCTGGTTGTTATCGTGGGCCGTCAGCTGCTGGCTGACAAGTACTTCCCGATCGTCAACCAGTCGCAGGCCAATACCGAGCAGCTGGCCGCTGACGTCATTATCAGTCAGAAACGCATCGGCGGTCTGCCAGCGGTGCGCGTGCCTTACTTCCCGGCCGACGCCATGTTTATTACCCGCACCGATAACCTGTCGATTTACTGGCAGGAAGGTACGCACCGCCGCCTGATTGACGAAGTGCCGAAGCGCGACCGCATCGAAAACTACGAGTCCATCAACGAGGACTACGTGATCGAGGATTACGCGGCCGGTTGCCTGGTTGAAAACATCGAAGTCGGTGTGTTCGCTGAACCTGCAGCCACAACGCAGGAAGCAGCGGCAGAAAACGGCGGCGCTGCTGGCACCGGAAAAGCGGAGGCGTAACGCATGTTAAGCCCTGCCCGACGTCACCGCATGCGCCAGCAGGCTATCGAAGCCTCGCAGAACGCCGACAATCCTCTGCGCCACGCCAGCGGCTATGAGCAGATGCTCATCAAGCTGAACGACGATAAGCGCCGCCTGAAGAAAGTGCACTCGAACGAGCGCAAGGCGGAAATGAAGCGTCAGCTGCTGCCTGAGTACCTGCCGTGGGTGTCCGGCGTGCTGGAGAAAGGCAAAGGCGCACAGGATGCCGTGCTGATGACCGTCATGATCTGGCGGCTCGATGCGGGCGACGTGCCCGGCGCGCTGGAGATTGCCCGGTACGCGCTGACGCATGGCCTTGTCTCGCCTGACGGCTTCAAGCGCGCCAGCCTGCCTTACCTGCTGGCCGAGGAAGTCGCCAGCGCGGCAACGCGCGCCTGGACGGCAAAAGCGCCGGTCGATGTTGACCCGCTGCTGGCAACCATTGCGATGACGGAATCTGAAGACATGCCCGATCAGGTGCGCGCCAAGCTGCACAAGATAACCGGGTATGTGCTTCGCGATGCGGGCAGGGCTTCGGAGGCGATGACCCACCTTGTAAGGGCGCATCAGCTGCACGACGGCTGCGGCGTCAAAAAAGACATTGAGCGGCTGGGAACGGCGATGAAAAAACAGGCCATCGCCAGCCGCTGACCGAACGCGACCCCGCGCACGGGCGGCAGGACGGCAACGCACTTTCAGTGTCTGCGCCGTCCTCCACCGCCCACCTATTTCAAAGGCCGATTATGAATAACACGGTTGTTATCCCCGCCCCGCGACCGGCAGACGCTGCCGAGCCGCCGGTAAAGAATACGTTTTTCTGGCCTGACGTTGACCTGCAGCAGCTGCGCGATTCACTGCGCTATGAGGGAACGGTCACGGCGCAGCGCCTGCGCCTGGCCGTGAAGACGGCAATTTCTGAAGTGAACGCCGAGCTGTACGACTGGCGCGCCGCGCAAATGACAGCGGGCTTTAAGGCGCTGGCCGACGTGCCTGCGGAATCGCTGGACGGCGAGAGCGAAAAGATTACGGCCTACCTTGCCGCCGTCAGTGCGCTGACCGCCGCCACCATCGTTGAGCGTTATCGCGGCTATGACGCCAGCGGCACGAAAAAGGCGGGCGAAATCGAGGCGAGCGCCGACGAATACTGGCGCGATGCGCGATTCAGCATCAGCCGCATCGCCGGTAAGCCTGGCTGCATTGTGGATCTGCTCTGATGATCGTTTACGCGCAACAGGGCGATACCGTTGATGAAATCTGTCAGCGCTATTACGGGCGAACCGGTCAGGCCGTCGAGCTGGTTTATGCGGCTAATCCGGGCCTGGCCGAAAGCGGGCCGGTGCTGCCGCACGGCTGTGAGGTAACGCTGCCCGATCTGCCTGAATCTTCAGCAGGTGAAACCGTCAACCTGTGGGACTAAAAATGGAAAAAATCAGCTCTGTGATCAACTACCTGATTGGCCTCATCCTGATGTGGTTCGGCCGTCATACGCCACAGGATATCGCCTTTATGGTCGGTTCCGGCGTGGCCGTCATCACGCTCATTACTAACGTGGCAACGTTCTTTATCAACTGGCATTACCGCCGTAAAACCTACGAGCTGCAGCGCCTGCGGGGGGTGAGCCTTGAGCCAGACCGTTAAACGCTGCGCCGTGGTGGCCGTGCTGGCAATTGCGGCGCTGCTGCCACAGTTCAAAACCCTGAAAACGTCCGAGGCCGGGCTTGCGCTCATCGCCAACGCCGAGGGGTGCCGCACCTCGCCCTATCAGTGCAGCGCCGGAGTCTGGACTAACGGAATCGGTCACACAGAGGGCGTGACGCCGCAAAGCCAGATCAGCGAGCGACAGGCGGCGGTCAATCTTGTGTATGACGTGATGCGCGTCGAGCGCGGGATCGATGCCTGTATGCGCAGCGATATGCCACAGCCGGTCTATGACGCGGCCGTTTCATTCGCCTTTAACGTCGGCGTGCGCGCGGCCTGCAGCTCGACCTTTGCCCGTTACATCAGGCTGCAGCACTGGCTCGATGCCTGTAATGAGCTTCGGCGCTGGGTGTTCGTTAAGGGCGTGAAAAATCGCGGGCTGGAAAACCGCCGCGCTGCGGAAACAGCCTACTGCCTGCGGGGTGTCAAATGACGCGCCTGATAGCTCTGCTTCTGGCGGTGGCTCTGCTGGCGCTGGGCGTGACCGGCTGGCAGTGGAAAGTCGCCAGAGACGATCTGACCAGCGCGCAGCGCATTATCGGCACGCTGTCGGCCGGTATCGAAAGCCGCGATAAAGCGATAGCCAGGCTGGATGCAGATGCGAGGGCCAGCCAGAAACGTGAGGCCGAGCTGCGGCTGATGCAGGGACGCGCCAGCACGGCCGCGCTTAACCGTGAAATGACCATACAGAGAGAAACCGATGCGAATCCGATACTGCGTGACTGGTCTGCTGCTGCTTTGCCTGACGATGTTATCCGGCTGCACGCCCGTCCGGCCTTCGCCAGCGCCAGAGATTATCTGGATTGGGTGTCCGCGCGTGACAAGCTGCCCGGTGCCGGGAAACAGCCTTAAAACCGCTGGCGATCTGGCGGCTGACAATCGTCAGCTTGAGGCCGCACTCGCCGCCTGCGGGCTGCAGGTCGAAATAATCAAAGACTGCCAGGAACAACACGATGCTGAAACCCAAACAATTACGTCAGGCGCTGACCGACAGCGTGCCGGAGCTGCAGCGAAACCCTGACGCGCTGAACGTGTTTATCGACAGCGGGCGCATCGTCTCGACGCTTGCCAGCTCGCTGTCGTTTGAATACCAGTACCGGCTTAACATGGTTATTACCGACTACGCCGGTAACATCGACCTGCTGATCGTGCCGCTGCTTGCCTGGCTGCGAACGAATGAACCCGACATTATGGCAAGCGAGGAAAAGCGCCGGACGGGCTTTACCTTTGAGGCGGATGTTATCAGCGACACGGCCAGCGATATCAGCATTGAGCTGCAGCTGAGCGAGCGCGTGATCGTGAAGCGGGCCGACGACGGGCTGCACGTGACCCACGTCGGCGAGAACCCGCTGCCGGAGAATGACGCGCGGCCGGTGCAGCTTTACGTTAAAGGTGAGCTGGTCAGCGAGTTACAGACATGAGCGAGCTTCAGCTGGTAAATGACCGTCTGGAGGCGCTTATCAGCAGCCTGTCAGCCCCGGCGCGTAAAGAAATGGCGCGCAGTATTGGCCGCAAGCTGCGCGCGAGTCAGCAGCAGAACATCAAGCGCCAGCAGGCACCTGACGGCACGCCGTTTAAGCCCCGCAAAGCGCAGCCGGTGCGCAGCAAAAAGGGCCGGATAAAGCGCGAGATGTTCGCCAAGCTGCGCACGGCTAAGTACATGAAGACGCAGGCCAGCCCGAATGAGGCCGTGATCGAGTTTGCAGGCAACGTGCAGCGCATGGCCCGCGTGCATCATTTCGGGCTGCGCGACCGGCCTTCGAGAAAAGGTAAGGAAGTGCATTATGAGGCCCGCCCTTTATTAGGAATCAAGCAGTCTGATCTGGATTTAATTGAGGACGTTATCATTAGTAAACTTCTCAATTAATCAAGCGATTGCAAAAGTCTAACTGCTTTTTCAGTATAAGGCTGATATAGGGTGGCAAGCTCTGAACTTTCCTTTTCAACCGTACTTCTTAATGCTAAAGCGTGTGTCACGAAATGAGTAAGGAAGTCTTTAAATCCCTGTTTAGAGGCTAAGTTAACAGCGTTTTCAGGGGTCAGTGCTAAAAGTACTAAGTGTTGCAATGGTCTTAGGAATTTACGCAGGGGATGATCGGTAGAGACTTCGAATATTTTATATATTGACACAGTCTGGCTGAACGCAGGGAGATCTTTATATTCAAAAGGAAAGGATGGTGTGCGTGATTTACTGAAGGCTAGCTTTTCCGTGAAGTCGCTGATGCTTAATATAAGTCGTGAGTAATTTACATATGTAGTAATGTCAACTTTTAGGCTTGACTCGCAAAAAGAACAGAGCGTATTTGTAGCGTTCTGGTAAAACAATAGCGAGCTATAAACATCAACGATATTAAAAACAATGTATTTTCCTGCAAATAGAACATCGCCCTCTTGAGGTTGTCTGTCATTAATTACCATGAGGGAGTTTTGTACTGACATAACATCATGTAAAAAACCATATGCATCTTCGTAATAGAAATCTGCATTAAATCTTTCAGATATAACCAAGCATGTATGGTAGATGTCTTTTACGTTAGATGGAGTTGAATCCCTAGTGTCGCCTTTTGTAATGCAGTTAGAAAATGAGTTGTGAGGGAATAGATTTTTATAAAGAACACTTCGAGAGTGAAAAGAAAACTGCCCTTTCGAATCCTTTTCTATTTTGTCGAGCAAGTCATTGAACATTGATTGATGTATTTTAAATTTCTCAAAAGAAATCCTTTCCTTCTGAAAAGACATGAACTCTTCATTCTTTTTTGCGCTTTCCTCGTCCTGATCAGCTCTTTTCTTTGCTTCTTTCGATAACTGTTTATTTTGATGAATAGCAAATATCAGCGTTGCTAACGTCCCAATGGCTCCGCTTAATGTAAAAAGACCTGATAATAGTGAGCCAAATGCTGACCAATCGTCTGATTTGTGCGAAACATCTCTCATGCTAAATGAAAAAACCAAACCAGAAATTTGATTTCTATAAATCAGAAGAACAACTAAAGGCACAGCTAAAGTTACTAAAAACACTAAAACATAGATGACTTTTTCAATTCGCATTGTATGTCCTTATCTCAGCTAGTAATTGCTTGCTGATTAACTACCGTGCATGGCTCGATTGCCCGTTCAACTTTGTAAATGCACTCTACAGCATATGAACTCACATGAACAAATCGCAGAAATCCAGCGCCTGCTGCGCAACCTGATCCGTATCGGAACCGTGTCGGCCGTCAACCTTGACGGCGGGCTGTGTCGTGTCAATACAGGAAAAAATACAACCAGCTGGCTGCACTGGCTCAGCGCCCGCGCGGGTAAAACCCGCTCCTGGAATGCGCCGTCAGTGGGTGAGCAGGTGCTTGTTCTTTGCCTCGGCGGCGAACTTGATACCGGCTTTGTGCTGCCGGGCATTTTCTCGGATGCCAACCCGGCTCCGTCTGCCTCGGCCGATGCGCTGCACTGGTCATTTCCTGACGGTGCGATGATCGAGTACGAGCCGGAAACCGGCGCGCTGACCGCAAACGGCATACAGACGGCAACCATCAAAGCAGCGGTAAAAATCCTCTTCGACTCGCCAGAAGTGGAATGCACAGCGCTGCTCAAAACTGCGCAGCTGGAAGTCACTAAGGGCGGCACGATGAGAGGCGACGTTACACATACCGGCGGCAGTTTGTCCTCAAACGGCAAGGTACTGCATTCGCATATCCATCCAGGCGACAGCGGCGGAAAAACGGGAGCGCCGGTATGACAACCGCAAAATATATTGGCATGAGCCGGGAAACCGGCGGCACGCTGACCGACCTCGATCATATCCGGCAGTCGATTAGCGACATTTTTCTGACCCCGATCGGCTCCAGGGTGATGCGCCGCCAGTATGGTTCGCTTTTATCCGCCCTGATTGACCAGCCGCAAAACGAGGCGCTGCGTCTGCAGATTATGTCGGCCTGCTATATGGCGATCCTGAAATGGGAGCCGCGCGTAAAGCTGACCGCCATCAGCTTTGAGTCGGATATCAACGGCGCAATGGTGGTTGAGCTGTCCGGCAACCGCACCGACAACGCGCAGCCTTTTTCCTTAACCGTTCCTGTGAGCTGAGACTATGGCAACTATCGACCTGAGCCAGCTGCCCGCGCCCGGTGTGGTGGAGTCGCTGGACTATGAAACCCTGCTGGCCGAGCGAAAGGCTACGCTGATTTCCCTTTACCCTGCTGACCAGCAGGACGCCGTCGCCCGTACGCTGACGCTGGAGTCGGAACCCATCGTTAAGTTGCTGCAGGAAAATGCCTACCGTGAGCTGATCCTGCGCCAGCGCATCAACGAGGCTGCAAAGGCCGTCATGGTTGCGTATGCACTTGACGGCGACCTTGACCAGCTCGGCGTAAACAATGGTGTAACCCGCCTGACCATTACCCCGGCCGACGATACAACCATTCCACCAACCGCCGCCGTGATGGAAAGTAATGACGATTTCCGGCTGCGCATCGCCTCGGCCTTTGAGGGGCTGAGTGTGGCCGGGCCGACCGGTGCTTATGAGTATCACGCCAGAAGCGCCGACGGCCGCGTAGCCGATGCGTCAGCCATCAGCCCGTCGCCTTCAGTGGTCACGGTGACAGTGCTCGCGCGTGAGGGCAACGGCGTGGCCGGTGATGATCTGCTGGCCGTGGTGAATACAGCGCTCAATGATGAGGACGTGCGCCCGGTTGCCGACCGGGTGAGCGTGCAGTCAGCAAAGATTGTGGAATACGAAATCGTGGCCGAGCTGTACCTCTATCCGGGGCCGGAAGCGGAGCCAATCCGCGCCGCCTCAGAGGCAAAGCTCGCCGCCTTTGTCAGCGCGCAGAAGCGCCTCGGCCGCGACATTCGCCTGTCTGCGCTGTATGCCGCTATGCACGTTGAGGGCGTGCAGCGCGTCAATCTGATTAAGCCTGCTGCAGATGTGGTACTTGATAAAACACAGGCCGCTTACTGCACAGGCTACACGCTGACCGTCGGAGGCTCGGATGAGTGAGCGCCTGCTGCCGACCGGCTCGACACCCCTTGAGATTGCTGCTGCCGGGGCGCTGGCAAGTCCCGGCGCGATGAGCGTGCCGCTGCGCCAGTTATGGAATCCGTACACATGCCCGGTGGAGCTTTTGCCCTATCTGGCGTGGGCGTGGTCAGTTGACCGCTGGGATTCAGCCTGGCCTGAATCGACAAAGCGCGCCGTGGTTGCCGCCTCGCAGTACGTGCACCGGCACAAGGGCACTATCGGGGCAATCCGGCGCGTCGTTGAGCCGCTGGGCTACCTCATCAAAATAATCGAGTGGTGGAAAACCGGTGAAGCGCCAGGCACGTTCCGGCTGGACGTGGGCGTACTTGATACCGGCATTACCGAGGAAATGTATAACGAGCTGGAGCGCCTGATAGCTGACGCCAAGCCCTGCAGCCGTCATCTTATCGGCCTGTCCATTAATCTCGATGCTAACGGCACTCTGCCGGTCGCCGTTGCCAGCTACAGCGGCGACGAGCTGACTGTTTACCCTTATACCCCTGAACTTATCAGCGTCGGCGGGCCGGTCTATTCTGGCGCGGCGGTGCATCTTATTGACCTGACGGAAGTGAGCGCATGACGACAAAATATTTTGCCCTGCTGACCAATCAGGGCGCGGCTAAGCTGGCGAACGCCGCCGCACTCGGCACGACAGTGAACATCGCCTCTATGGGTGTCGGCGATGGTGGCGGCACGCTGCCGACGCCTGACGCGGCACAGACAAAGCTCATCGGCGAGAAGCGTCGCGCGCAGCTTAATTCCCTGACCGTTGACGCGGCAAACAGCAGCCAGATTATCGCCGAGCAGATTATTCCGGAAAGCGAGGGCGGTTTCTGGATCCGCGAAATCGGACTGTATGACGCCGACGGCGTGCTGATTGCCGTTGCTAACTGCCCGGAAACCTATAAGCCGCAACTGGCTGAAGGCAGCGGCCGGACGCAGACCGTGCGCATGATTTTAATCGTGAACAGCACAGCGGCCGTCACGCTGAAAATTGATCCGTCAGTCGTGCTGGCGACGCGCAAGTATGTTGATGATGCCGTGATCGAGGTAAAGGCATACGCTGACGGCGTAATGAAAAAGCATATCGATGCTGATAACCCCCACAGCCAGTACCTGCAGATCGCAAATGCCCTGGCAGAAATCAAAGACGCCGGGCTGATTGCTGACGTTCTCAAAAACCTCGGTTTA